AGAAAATGGAACTCAATGATGATGGGTTTAAAGATGCAAGGTAAAAACGGTATGTTCACACCGCCAACATATAGCCATATTTATAAGCTAAAAACTGTGCAACAGTCGAATGACAAAGGCACATGGTTTGGCTGGGATGTGTCTAGAGTTGGACCTATCGAAGACGCAGGTATTTACAAGATAGCCAAAGACTTTGGAGCAAACGTTTCAAAGGGTGAGGTTAATGTAAAACACGGCGAACAAGAATCCAAATCCGATTCACCGTACTAAAGACTTCCATTGGAAGAACCTAGAGGCCGGTGATGGGAGACTGGATCCGGCCTCGCAAAATTACTATGGAAAGATTTAGACAGATATTCACAGGATTAATGCGAGCACATGGTTGCACCTATGTGGACAAGAAGGGTGCCGATGGACTCAAAGTCAAAGGTAAATCGTTTGTAAAACGAGAACCAGTAACAAATGAACTTTGGCAAAACCATTTAAATGGTATTGAACCTAGTCTTGGTATCATACCAATCAACGAAGATAACAAATGTAGATGGGGATGTATTGATGTAGACAAATACACTCTTGATCACAAAGAAATAATTAGAAAAATAAACACATATAAACTACCACTAGTAACATGCAGATCTAAAAGTGGTGGTGCACATATATTTTTATTTACGACAGATCTTGTGCCTGCAAAACTAATGCGAGATAAACTTATGTCTGTTAGTGCTATACTTGGGTTTGGTAATGCTGAAGTATTTCCAAAACAAATTGAATTAAAATCGCAAGATGATACAGGAAATTTTTTAAATTTACCATACTTTAATTTTAAAAATACAACAAGATATGCCTATAATTCTAAAGGTAATGCTGTTACACTGTCGGATTTTTTAGAAAACTTAATACAAATATCTCCACAACAATTACAAGATTTAAAAATACAAAGACCACCATCAGAGTTTGACGATGGACCACCTTGCCTTGAGTCACTAACAAGAGAAAAACTTACAGATGGTAGAGACAGAGTATTGTTTCAATACATGGTGTATGCAAAGAAGAAGTGGCCAGAAGAGTGGCGTAATAAACTTAGCACATTTAATCACAGATATTTTTCAACACCACTTACAGATGACATAATAGAAAGAAAAAAGAAGGATAACAAAGACTATGGTTTTAAATGTAACGAAGAACCAATGTGTAATCATTGTGATAAGCAATTATGTAAGACAAGAAAGTTTGGTATTGGTACACAACTATTGTTTCCACAACTATCAGATCTACAGATTGTAAAACTAGACCCACCATTGTACAGACTTAATGTGGATGGTGAGAGAGTAGAAATAAAAGCAGAGGAGTTACAGGAACAAAGACTATTCATACGAGCATGTATGAATCAAATACACAAGTATCCACCAAAACTAAAACCAAAAGACTACGATATCATGGTTACATCTTTGATGGCTAATCCAGAACTTGTAGAGGCACCAGAGGGAGCATCTAAAAGAGATCAACTATCACAACATCTTGAAAACTATTGCACAAGCAGGACTGCAGAGGGTGCAACAAAAGAGGACATGGAGTCTGGTAACGTATGGAACAAAGGTGGTTATCATCATTTTATCTTTGGTGAATTTTATCACAAGTTTTTACATAGACACAAGTGGTCAGAGAAGTATGACGTTACGAACTTTTTACTTACAGAACATTGTAGTTGCGAAGTGATAAGAATGACGGTAGGTAAGAAGAAGTTATCAATTATAAAAGTAAAAGAATTTGAGAAGGAAGATATGAAAGTAAAAGATAGAGTATTTAAAAGGGAGGATGCGTTTTGAAAACTATTGTTCTTGGTCCACCTGGCACAGGTAAAACAACTACATTGTTAAACGAAGTAGATAAATATTTAAAACAAACTGATCCTGATAAGATTGGTTATTTTTCTTTTACACAAAAAGCTGCGTACGAAGCAAGAGACAGAGCCATGTCTAAGTTTAATCTATCAGAGGATGACTTGCCGTATTTTAGAACACTACATTCTCTGGCATTTAGAAGACTAGGTATAAAGAAAGATGAGGTCATGCAGCATAGACACTATGAAGATCTAGGTAAAAAAATGGGGTTAATAGTAGATTATCACGAGTATGACAATGAACATTCAGGATTATTTACAACTAAGAGTGACTTACTACGCATAGTGCAGATAGCTAAATTACGAGGCATTACACCGGAGCAACAATATAATTTAAAAGAACATACACAAGACATAACAGTTAAACAACTTAAACAATTTGTACATGATTTAGATCAATACAAAAAAGATTATAACTTAATAGATTTTACAGACATGATTACAGAATTTGTTAAAGCAGATAGATCGCCACGATTTGATGTTGTATTTATAGATGAAGCACAAGATCTATCACAGACACAATGGGGTATGGCAAAATCTATTTGGGATAAGACACAAGATACATTTATAGCAGGTGATGATGATCAAGCTATATTTAGATGGGCAGGAGCGGACGTGGATAGTTTCATAGCACAAACGGGAAAGATAATGCAGT